TACATCAAACACCGCTCGGCAATCGTCGAACACCTCGGCTACAAATAAATCACTTTTTCACACACAAACCTAACACACTATGGCAACTAATTCTGTCTTAAATCAAGGCCTTGCACCTCAGTTTGTCGCTGCCGAAACGCTGCGCACGCTGGTTCCTGTCCTCCAACCCATCAAGGAAATCGCGGTGACGGATTTCTCCTCGTATGTCGACCGCATCGGCAACGTGGTGCATACCCGCCTCGCTAGCCCCTTGACCGCTGCTTCTTACGACCCCACCGTGGGCTTCGTGGAGCAATCCGCCGTCGCCGCTGACATTCCTGTCCAGCTCACGACTCAAACCTACGTGGACATCGCTTTCACGGACTTAGAACAAGGTTCTATCTCTGCCGAAATGCTCCAACGCGTGTTCCTCGCTCCTATGACTGAGTCCGTTGCTAAGTCGATGTTCGACAACTTGCTCGCTCTTTGCACCGCTGGCAACTTCTCCAATGTCGGTTATTCGGGCGCAACCTCTTCGTTCAATCGTGCGAGCGGTATCGTTCCAATCGTCACGAAATTGACGTCAATGAACATCCCCTATGAAGGCCGCACCGCCCTCATCGCTCCTGACGCTTACGGTCAACTCCTCGCTGACCCCACCGTGGCCCAATACCTCTCAATCGGTGACAACTCCGTCATCCGCGAAGGCCAAGCTAACGAAAACGCCAACGGATTCCTCGGCAAAATCCACGGCTTGAAGCTGTGGGAATACTCTGGTTTCCCCGGCGTCGGCACGTATCCTGAACTCGCCGGCATCGCCTCCGCTAAGCAAGGCTTAGTGATCGCGACCCGCGTGGCTCCTCAAATCAGCGTCGGTGGTGGCACGCAAGAAACCATCACGGATAATGACAGCAAGTTCTCCCTCGCTTTCCGCCAGTATTACAATTGGCAAGAAGGCAAGATGCACTTCAACGTCAACTTCATCCAAGGCTCGGCAGTTGGTAATCCCAACGGCCTCGCCCGCATCGTGTTCACTTCGTAATCCGAAGGAACAGGTCGAAAGACGAAGCCCCCAGCGATGGGGGCTTTTTATTTGCCACGCTATTAGACCCCTCTGGCTTGGCTTTTACGCCACTTTGACATCCCCGCCCCTATATGGGTATCATCCAAGACGAATGGAACGAGGACGCGGCGGTGATTCTCAGCGAAATCCCGAAAGCCGTGACGGTGCAACGTGGTCTGACCGGGACGCCGACCTCTTTTAACGTCCTGATGGGGCCACCGATGGTGCAACAAGATTTGACCACGGGCGGTTTCCTTAATTCCACGTCTTACGACGTTAAGTTCCTTCGCGCCGATAACGATTTACACCCTGGCGTGGTGATCTACGGCAACCTTGTAAACTACAACGGCACGCAGTTCCGTATTGTCGCCATCAACGACCGCCCCCCTTCCGCGTGGATTATTTGCAAGGTGCAGTCTTGGGCTGGCCCTGCTTAACCCATGGCGATTGCATCCCGCCGAAACCAAGACGTCGATACGGCGGGCTTACAAGCCCACCTCAAGGACTTCATTAAAATAATGGGCAAGGAGATGGGGCCAACGGTAAAGGAACAGGCGGGGTTATTTTGTAAAGACATGATAGGCTTCACCCGCCCTTTTGCTACTTCATCGGCGGGCGGGACAGGCGGTTCACGCGAAGCCCGGAACCACGGTCGTAAAAACATCGAGTTTTCTGTTCGCAAGGTGTTCGCCCCTCTCGACTACGCCACAACGCAGGAAGTCGCTGCCATCAATCGTTTCGACGTGTTCAAACTGTGGAGCAAACGCAACGGCGGGGCTGGCCCATCGACCCACAAGATTAAATGGACGCAGTTTCAAAAAACCTACGGCAACGGCGGTAAGTCTGTCCCTTACTTTGAGCAGGGCGACCTCTCCGGGATGAAGCAATACATCAACGAACTCCGCACCGACGGCGGGCGTGGCAGTCTCCGCAACTTTGCCAAGCGTGAGAAAGGTCATTTTGCCATCGTGCAATCCGAGAAGGACATTGAACGCTTTATTCGGATGAAGGATGACAACGTGGGCATCCTCAAGTCCGCCTATTGGTTCGCCTCCCTGCAAATCGGGGCGAAGATTACCGCCCCCGCGTGGGCAAAGGATTTGCAAGGCCAGCAGAACGCCATCGCTAAAGATGATACCCAGAAGGAAGCGGCTCCCGAAGTGACGGTGGGTAATACCATCGGAAATAAGCTAGGGAACGAACGCTGGACACGCCTCGCTATCAAATCCCGCGCCCAAAAGATGCGACTGCAAATGGCTGCGGTGATGAATAAAAAGAAGATTCCCCTCTGGGAAGCCTCTAGCACGTGGCAACACTTTACCCAATGACAACCCTCTACGGAATCCGCACCATCGCTGAGCAAAGCGTGGCAAACCTGTTCACGGCAAACGCTGCGTCGCTTCCCGGCGTCGAGATTGCTTTGGGGCAAACTGATCAGACCCGCAACCTGCCCATCATCATCATTCACGCTGAATCGGCACGTGCGCATCCCGACCTTGGTGGCACGCCCTTGGGCAACTTTGAAATCACCCTCAAGATTTACGTCTATTCCTCGGCAGATGACTCAACCCTCGCCGAACACCGCCAGCGGGTCGAAGTGACGCAGGGGATTATGGAAAACACCGCCGCCATCCAAGCCCAATGGACGCAAGGGTCGCTTTACTTCTCTCAGATTGTCTCCGATGACGAGGCCGTCGCCGAGCGTCGCTATGGCAACGCCATCCAATACACGCTGGTCGCCGTTTACCCGCCCGCGTCTTGACATTACCGCCCCTTTAACAACCTACAATGGCAACTCCTACCACTTACGGAACGGCACAAGTCTGGGCGTTATATGACACCGCCAGCTTTGTCACCCTGCAATCGGACGACATTTCTAAAACCGACATCATCCAAGCCGAAGTGATGAATGAGACCGGCGTGGTGGCTACCCTTCGCCTGGACGACCAACGCGACGAGCTGACCCTTAACGGCGTTCTCAAGCCCTCCTCGACGATTCCTCTTCCTGCTCAGTTGATTACCTACGCGGGCGTTTCCTATATCATCATCTCAGTCGATGATGCTGGTCAAAACAACGCCTTCCGTAAAATCACTTTGAAGGCTAAGAAGTATCAAGGTATCACCACCTCCTAATCCCGCAAGGGATACCCCAACGATGGAAAAGCGTTGGATTAAAGCCGCGACGATTCAGACCCCGACTCTCAAGGTCGGCGGTCGTCGTCTTTTACCCTTCTGTCTCCGTCATCGGGTGCTACTCGAAGCGGTGGACTCGCCTGTGATCGGTGGCAACCGAACCATCACCCCGCAGGACTTGCTATTCGCTGTACGCGTCCTTGCCACCCACGACCCCGAAGCCGTCCGCAAGCCTGCCACCTTGCGCGAGTCTTTCCTGCTAGCGTATTACACGCACTTCCCTGTAAAGTTTTACGCCGAAGTGATTAAGTTAAACACTTATTTTAACGCTCAATCCCTGTGGTGTCGCTTCTGGGAAAAGGACACGTCGAAAGACCCGGGAGGCATCCCCTGGCAACTTGCCATTATCGCGGGTCTTGTCCGCAACGGTTGCACGCTCAATGAAGCTTGGACGATGCCCGAAGCCGAGGCCGTTTGGTTGCACGTCGCTCATTGTCGGGCGGCGGGTGCTAAAATCGACGTCGTTTCTGAGCAGGAATGGGAAGCGATGGAACGCTATAAAGCCGAAGAAGCGTCGAAGGCTAAAAACACTAAAAACTATAACCGCAACTAACCAATGGGCGACGACGTAAAAGTAAAGTTTGGCGGGGACTTCTCGGACGTCCCTAAAGGTGCTGACGCTGCGGCGAAGCAAGCGGGGACGGCGATTCAAAACTCCTTTGCGGACGCTGCGTCGAAAGCGTCCAAGATGTTCCTCGGTGCTTTTGCGGTGTCCTCGATTGTTTCCTCGATTTATTCGGGTATGCGTGAAGCGGGGTCTTACTTTCTGGAGTTAGGCAACACGATTAAAAAGACCGGGGCAAACGCCGAGGACTTGCAAGTGTTAGGCAAGGCGGGCAAGGAAAGCGGGGTCGGGCTGGACTCGATTGCAAACGCCCTTGTTAAAACAAACAAGTTCCTAAACGAAGCGACTCGCGGATCTACGTCTCAGCTCGAAACCTTAAACCGCCTCGGTTTCGCCACGGACGCGGTGACAGTTAAAAACCTCAAAGCCACGGACGTTATTTACAAACTCGCTGACGAAATTAAGCGGACAGGCGACGCCACGGCTTACACCGAAGACATTATCAAGATTTTCGGCAAATCGGGTGCTGACCTTATTCCGATGCTAACGGAAGGCTCAGAAAAGTTTAAAGAGATTGCGGAAAGCACCAAGTTATTTACGGACGCCGAAATCAAAGCAGGTGCGGCGGCTGAAAAGGCGGCGCGAGCAGCGGGTCACGCTTGGGATGAGTTTATTCGCAGTATCACGGCGGGGCTGGGTGACTTTGAAATCAAAGAAAAGATTTCGGGTGCAGTCATCGATACAATGGACAAGTTAAATATAGTCGGGGCTGATTTTAGCAAGGCCACCGAAGAGCAACAAAGTGCGATTGTTCAACAGGCCTTGCGTGCAGGTCGCAAGTTGGGTCTGACCAATGAGGAAATCTTGGAGCAAGCCCAAGAAGCCTTTGGTGGCGAATCGACTTACAGCAAGATTTTAGGAAGTGCTTACAGTCTAGATCAACAAGCGGTCTTAGATAAACTCATCGAAGCGGTGCAGGAAGCAAACGAGAACATTGATTACAGCGAGAAGAACGTTCCAAACGAAGCCACCAGCCTCGCTAAATCCGGCGCCGTCGTCTCAACTCTTCAGGCCATCGGTGCGGGTGACATTGGTTCGATTTACTCAGGGACTTATCAAGACTCGGTCGTCTCCGCCACGGAACGCACCGCATCGGCGACGGAACAAATCGTCCAAAACACTAACCCGGCTAATCAACAAGCCGACCAAACTCCTGCCAAGGCGGGCCACTAATTTATGGGAGCAGATTACGGAAACGACTTATCAACGCCACTTCAAGACCCAACGGGGGCCATCGAAATCGATGCCTATGGTCTTGCCCAAGCGACGTTGACCTTCGCCATCGACAGGGATTATTTGTCGGGAGCGATTGCTTACTTCTCCGCTGGAGTCGCTTACCCCATCGACCTCGGTTTTACGATGACGTCTTACAAATACAGCGTCACCTTAGACAAAGCCAGCCTCGCCAAGATTAAAGTGGACTATATCGGCGTCCAACAGGAAACAGGCTACACGATTCCGCACATTCACGGCGTCGTAAACACCGCAGCGCAACCTATCGAAACGCATCCGAACTTTTCTTATCTCCAAGATTCGACCGACTTCCCCGGCGGTTCAATCATCGGCGGGACACCTTCGTCTCCCCAGCACGGTGCAATCTTTATTCCCAACGCTCAGACAGGGCAATACACTTTCGGCGGTTTTGGTGTAAGCAAAACTTCGGGGTCAACTAATCCCTTCCAAGGCATCCGCCAATACCTTCGCCCAATGACGACGGTTCGCGGTGAAATGTATTTCAACGCCTCGGCACAAGGCATCGCGGAACGATTAAATCAATCCGTTGGTTCTTACCTACAAAGTTCCGATTCGCAGACGCTTATCTACCCTTGGATTGTTTACGGCCCTACTTACGGATCACGTTGGTTAGTCACCGCCGCTCCGATTGAACCGATTGGTCGTCCCACGTCGGAAACGGACTCGCCAATGTGCAAAGTGACTTACGACCTGCAATACGGCGGGACTGCTGGCTGGAATCCCTCAATTTATCCTCAAGCCCCCACGATTTTCTAATGATTCGCGATTCGGGAGTTTCCGGCAACGGTTCGCTTTACGGCTCACGATTTAAGGCGGGGGACGTTATTTCTGCGTCTCAGCTTAATGACCT